GAGAGGGGCTAAGGGTAGGACCTGGATAATTTTGTATATATATATTTATATAAGAGAGTGTTTTTTGTTCTTATTGCGGAGGTAAAATTGGCAGGGCCCACAATGTATCAAAGAGCTAGAGTTGCTTTAGCAGGGCATCATGGAGATGTTTTAACTTTAGCTCAATTAAGGATTTTAATTAAAAAAGAACTTGCTAGTTCTAATGCAATTATTGCCAATTACTTGAAAGTTATGGAGGAGACTGGATTAACTAAAGAGATTGAGCCTTTCAAATATCAGATAAAGATTGATTAATTATACACTTCCCTTCTATTTTTGTACATTACGTTATACATTTTTTTGTTCAAGCCTATTTAAACGCTTATACATTTAAGTGGGGAGGCTGCGATGAATTATGGAAAGAGGTATCCAAGAGATACCATCTCATAGCCTTCGCCTCCCCGACGCTATGAGTATTAACTAATTGATGCCAATAATACTAATATCCAAAACCATTTCCATCCTCTACTCATTTTCCTTAGCCAAAAGGGCACTTATAGCTGCTGAGGCTTCCTTTTTAGTCAAATTTCCTGCTATTCCATCAAAATTTAGCTGTTTAAGCAGTTTCCGCTGCTTCTCAGTAGACATTTCGCTTCCATTGGTACTCTGAGACCCTTTTTGAGCCATTTTTGAGGCATTATATATCCTTGTAGCACAATTTAGTATCATATCACTTGACCAAGCAGCTTGAAGCTCATTCTGCACTTCTAATATCATCTTAACCGCATTACTTAGTTCCATTTTGCACCTCCTTTTGATTATTAAACATTAACTTATCTCCTGCTAATTTATCTATAATTCCATCTACTATAATCTGACGTTTGAAAAGTTCTTCTTTTAATCTTTTGATAAATTCTTGTACATCTTCTGTTGAAATAACATCAAAATATCCATCTTCAGTAGCCACTTCTTCTATCAAATCACTCAAACACCATTGGTTTTCCATTCTTCTCCCTCCGCATTTTATCCATTTTTCTAAGCCTCTTCTCATAACATCTATCACATAAAAACTTGCTTGTGAGGGGAATTGGTCTATTAAAATACGCACTAGCCTCAAATTCTATAGCTTTTTTACAGTCAAAACATTTGATTTTCATTTTCTTACCTCCAACTCTATAGCCCTATCAAAAGCCCAGTTAGCTCCTGCTATAAAAGCTAATTGTTCTTCTTCAGTAAGATTTTCTATTTCTTTCTTTATTTTAGATTTAATTTTCATACTGTTGTATCCTCCAAAATCATAGGGTCTATCTTCTTTTCTGTGATATAATCTTTAATCCAAGCTCGGACTAAGGGAGAGAACTTTTGTGCATTCTTTTCCATCACCTTCTCTAACTTCTTGAAATCCTCCTCATCCAATATTATTGTTTTAACTATTTTCATGTATTTATATGTAATAACCAGTATTTAAATGTTTTTATACTAGAGTATATAGTATAAGTGGGGGGTTACGGTTTCCCCCCACTCTAAAAGAGATATTTAGGCAATTTGGTAGCCTACATTGAGATCGTCGAACTCATTGTCCTCCGAATCCCAATCATCACATGTAGCTATAACTTCCACTTTCTCAAAATGCCAATCATCGTCTCCAAATTCTTCATGATACTTAACTCTCAAAATAGAATAGAACTCAATAGCTCTATCATCCTCATCGTTTAATCCAAGATTAATAACTGTATAATCAAATTCATCATCCCAGTTATAATCAACGATAGATACATCCTTGACTTCCTCTTCGGTATGAGCTTGGATTAAGTCTTCCATCTCATCCTCAACATCATCCATGTATTCGTCTCTCAAATCTCTAGCACAATCTCTCACTAAGTCGTCTACCATTTCGGGATAAACACCTTCGAGAATGTCATCTAAATTATCATTTTTTAGAGTTGGAAGGTCTATTTGAGACGCAATTTCCTCTGCTGTTGGAACTGTTACAGCTGGAATTAATGCTGCTATTTCCTCAGCTGTTGCTGGCTGCACTGGTTCTTCTTTAATTGTATAACTATAAATAAAACCTAAAATCATAACAGCAACTAAGAGAAAGGTAACAACTTGCACCCAGTTTGGTCTTTGTGTTTGCATGGTTTAATCACCTCCTTATAATATTATTGAATATTACAGAGTATTTAAAATTATCCTGCTAATACTATTTTACTAGTTTTGTATACTGTACCTATACTTACTGTTTTTTCTCTAATTTTTTTAATTAATACGCAGGTTCTATAAGCATCTCTGCCATCACTTAAATTAGTTTCAGGGTCTTCTGTGGATAATGCTGTTAGAGCTGAATTATTAACTGTATAACTGTGAGTATGGTTGGCTGCATCTTTAAATACCATTGTTCCTGTTGCCTGCACGTTTTGAGTTCCTGCTGTATCATTTTCATATTCTGTATGTGTGTGAGCATTAAGATTATGGCTATGGCTGAAAGTATGGTTATGGGAATCAGCTCCTCCTGTATTCCCTATATCCCCTCCCGTCTTTGTTATCTTAATCTGCTTATTCCTGCAGTCTGTTGTATCCCCTGAACCATCCATTAACACCCATCCGCTTGGCAGACTATCTGCTGCTCCTACATATATCACCACTACACCAATAGGAGTACTAGCTGAACCTGATGTGTTTTGAATCCCTAATAGCTGGACATAAGCTGGTTCATTGCTTGCTGTTCCAGAGAAAGGCTGAGATGTGGTTGTAAGTGCTGGTCCTCCTGATTGTAGACCTACTGTATGGTGAAAGTTATCGTCGGGAACTGTAACAGGTGTAGAGATAGGTGTTCTAACATTTGTGCTTCCTGTCAAACCTGCTGTCGAGACTGCTGTGTGTACATGGTCGTTTAAGTCATGATAATGTGATGTGCTTTGATGGGTGTGGGTTGCACTTCCTCCTGTTCCCCCTCCATTACCTGCTGCATCTGCACCTAGAACAAACTTTCCATTATAATCTGTAGTTCCTCCTAATCCGTCTGTAGCATGGTAGCCTGTAGGAGCTGCTATTTCATCGGTGAAGCATATAGCATCATCTGGAATTTCCTGCGAACTATCATCTGGCTTGATTAAGATAGCTTTGACATAAGGAGGCTGCATATTTTGAGCATCTGTGGTTTCACTTCCATCTGTTGCAGTTGTTACTGTTGCTGCTGCACTGTCAAATGTCCTATGATGATGAACTATTGTTGGAGCAGCTATTGGATATGCTTTATTAGTTTGAGCTGAGTTCATTGAACCAGTTGCTGTACTTGATTCTATTGAATGGACGTGAGAACCTCCTGAATGTGAATGGTTATCAACTGTATGTGTATGGCTTCCTCCTCCATTCTCGCATATCTCAAAAGTCTCATCTCCTACCTGCAGAAATTTCTCATCAAAGTCTGTATCTCTGCTCCAGTTTGCAGGAATAGTTGCTGCTGTGCCTGTCCATAAAACCCTAATGTCTGTGCTTACCATTAAATCAATTCTCCAGTAATTTGTATTAAAAGTTTTGTCGGAGTGCCTGTTGTTGCACTTGTTTCTACAAAAAAGATTCTTTCTCCATTGAACCATTCATTATCAAAAGTAGTTCTATCTGATGATGTAGTGCCTGCTGTCTTATCGCTATCCCAAATATCTGTACTGGATGAGAATGGGTCTGTGCCACTTCTAACATTAATATTAAATGTTACAGTGCCAGAATCAGTTATATATCTTACTTTCAGGAATCTAAAATTGTTGGCTATCATAGCTATAGGGTATACATCTGAACTTGATGGGTCTTCTATATAGATAATCTTAGACCACTTCCCAAAAGATTCTTTAGCCTCTGGATGGCTTGAAATTCCAGAGAGATTAGGCAGCACCATATCTTTAGCGATAGGAACTACCATATCTGGTCTCTGTCTTCTGCCTCTTATTTGCCCTAGAACTCTATCTGTTTTATCTCTTACCATTTAGACCCACTTTTCTCCTTCGAGAAACTGTGCTAGCTTGGGGAACGAGATTCATAACTCTGCCAGTCTGTTTTGTGGTTCCTGCTGTTAATCCTGATGTGACTGGGTATCTGTTGGCTATTGCCTTAGTTCCCTTACCGCCTGTGTCTCCTGTAACTGTCATAAAATTAGATAGAATTAAACTTTATATAATTATGCTGCAGCTCTCTCAATCTTAATAACCCAGAACACTCCAGACCTAGAACCGTCTGGTACAACCTGGAAGTCTGTGGTTGATGTTCCCACTGTAGCTGCTCCTGTACTGTCTGCATCTAATGCTGTCTTTAATGCTGCTGCACTTTCATAAGATGTTATTGTTGCTGTTATATCTCCTGCTGCCATTATGCTGTTGAACTCCCGTTTATCTGTCCTTTATCTGCCAGATGCTTCAAATATGTTGCTAATGCATCTCCAACGGTTGTCGCGGTATTACAATCAAAATCAAAGTCTTCTACAAAATTAACTGAATCAAAGCTGGTGGCATTATCGGGTTCATCCCTCTGGTTTCTCATCTTTCTTAACCTCCTTCGGCTTTGGCTTAGGTGCTGATTTAGCATATTTTGGAAGTCTCATTTTTTTCTCAATCCTAGCTTTCATTATTGCAGCGTTCTCAGTATCTCCGTTTGATTCATAGATTGCTAATAATTTCTCACAAGTTTCTAATGTCATTTTATACTACTGTATCAGTTATTTGGTGTACACTCTTTGGGTCTGTAAGGAGGCATTCGCCTTCTTCCCAAACTCTAATCTTCTTGCCTACACCTGGATCGTCAATAACTACTGATGTTATAGGCATAAAGCTCTTCCATGTGGCAGACCTCTTAGGAATAAATTGAAGTGCATAATCGGTTGTTGCATTCTGTGAAACTACAACTTGATTTCCTAATAGTTCCATGACTACTCCTGTCCTTACTTTCTCGCTGGAGAATGCAGGGATAGATGAACCCTTCACACTGATTAGGAAGTTCATTAAGTTTTCATGCTCTACTGGATTGATATATAGAATTATGTTATTGGTGTCATATCCCTGCGCCCTGATCTTTCTATTTCCTGTTAAAATATCTTTGATTGGGTTGCCTGTTGCGATGTCATCCCAACCATCTGCTGTGGCTGCTGTAGAAAGGGTATTGGTTGGATTTGGTGTGGTTGGTGTAGCTGCTGCTGCTTCGATTAATACGCTGTAGATTCTGATGTCTACCTGATTTGCTACTGCTCTAACTAGGTCTCTAACGTTTGTAGCTAGGATGTCAATATCGCTGTCTTTAATATCTTCTGCTGAGATAGTTGGAGATTCAACAAAGAACTTCTTTACATAGCTAGTTTGTCTAGTCCAACTTTGCTCTACAACTACAGGCAAAGACCTGTCTGATGTATTGGCGATCTGTGATAATGTTATGGCTGTTGTATCTACGCTGTCTAGGAATCCTGCTGTCTTCTGATACCATCTAATTTCTCTAGCCTTTGTATTAGAAACTGTTACAAATTGCTTTAAAAGAGAGGCTTCATCGGCGAAACCTTTTGCCAGCTTGTCTATGTCAATTCCTCTAATGTC